AGAAAATAGTTCTTGACAATTCCCTCAAATCCATGTATAATTTCAGTATGAAAATTAGAAATCTAACAGCAAAGTATAGTAGCCACAAAGGTGGAAGGCATACTTCTGCCAAAGATTATAACAGACAACAGCTAAAGCAGGAGACAAAACAAATGTCAGAAGAAAGCAAAGAGCCAGAGTTCACAAAATCAAATGCTTGGAGTGATTTATCTAAGTGGGAGAAAGCTAATGATGTAATAGTCTATGGCTATCTCGATGCTGATGAAATCCAAGAGCGTTTTGAGGGGCATGAAGGCTGGCAGTATTATGATAGAAATGCTATATTAGAAGCTATGAAGTTCGCTTACGATAAGTCCAATATGGATTGGACTTACGAAGATTACTTGGACACCATTGACGACTTTTTGGCAGACATGAAGGAGTACCCAGCAGGGTATGGTTGCTAGTATGGATTTAGAAGTATTACTAGCACAGTTAATGGTTAAAGTAGTAAAACTAAAAGAGTTGAAAACTGAAACTATAGCACAGGTATTAGTAGATGAAGATAAGGAACTCGCATCACAGCTTGAGTTCTTTATCGGAGTCGGACTAATGGAACAAAAACAAAATAAAACAATCAATTAAGGAGTAGAAATGCCAACGAAATTTAAAGCAAGTGAGCGAGTATATATTCGAGGCGTTCCTACGGATAGGCAACCCGTCAAGCACTTTTATGTAAAGCAAATGACAAAAGAGGCTCTGTTTGAAGCTATTAACAGCGACAGAGTAAAACCCAAAGTAAAACAGAAGTGCAGAAACGAATTAGTTCGTAGAGGCGTTAAGATAGTTCGTACTCAAAAGGTAGGTGGAATATGCTAAGTATCAAAAAGATGTATAACTACATTCGCAAGAATGGAAGTAGAAAAATGCAATTAGAGCTAGATATAATCTTAGATAGTATGCATGGTATGGTAGAGGAACTAGACGAAGATAGTAGTAATCCTTTGCCTCAACAAGAAGTTCGACCTAAAACAATAGAAGAATTAATCCAACAATCTAAAGGAGGTGGATAGTGCCTAGACTAACTAGAGGGGCGTTTACACAAAGGCATGTAAGCGTAAAGAAATCAACATCACAAGGACAAGGTGGTAGAAGTAGAAGAACTAAAATCTCTACTAAGCATATGAACAAAAATAAAAAGAGTTCATACAAAAAATATAGAGGGCAAGGCAGATGATAAGACAAGGAGTAAAAGCATCAGTAGGCGATTTAGTCTACACAAGAGGCGATTTGAAAGTAGTAATATCAGAAATGCGCTTTGTCCCCTCAAATAAACCTGTGAAGGATATAGTATGTATTCTATCGGATAATCAAATTGTACCCTTTCACAGTTTAAAACGATATGGTTCGCTTATGAACCAATCTTTTCAAGCTAAAGATGAAAAGTGGAGAGAAGCATTACTTCTCAAAGCTAAATCTTTAACAAAACAAGGAGTTAAATGAGTATAAAAATTAATGATTATGCTGAATTTGTAGATGAAACTACAAGTGATGAGTCTAAACACCACATGGCTTTAATAGGTCGTTTAGATGATTTAAAAAATATTGCTAACATACCCAGATTATTGACAGCATCAGTAGGAATGTTAGCTGAGAGTGGAGAGTTTGCTGAGATAAGTAAGAAAATTATCTTTCAAGGCAAAGAATTTACAGATGACGAACGCTTTCATATGAAAAGAGAGTTGGGCGACATACTGTGGTATTGGGTACAAGGTTGTAAAGCTTTAGGTTTTGAGCCTGAAGATGTGATGCAAGAAAACATCAACAAGCTAGAAAAGAGATACCCTAACGGATTTGAAGTTCACAGAAGTGAAAACAGAGAGGTTGGTGATTTATGACAGAATTTACATGGGCAGTAGCAAGACAAAGACTAATGCTAGAAGCAGAAGAATGGGCAAGAGGAGTAGTACAAGTACATATATTTAATACAGACACTACTCAAGTTGGGTACGATTATCCTAATCCCATGAGATGTGGCTATGTAACAGACACCAGCTACAATGACGGAACTGTGCTAAGAGAAGTGCATGGTACAGGCGCTAAGATGATGTTTGGAGAGAAACTTCAAGGAGAAGCGCTATTACAAAAGTATTTAAGGAGTTGATATGGCAGAGAAAAAAGATAACATCATAGAGTTTCCTAAGATACTAAAGGAACGAATTGGTACTAAGTGGAGAGTAAAAGAAATTGAAGCATTGCAGAAGTATTTAAGAGAATGCGATGAAGATATGACTACTCTATTAGACCAGTTAGACATAATTAATAAAGAATTGCTAGTATTAAATAAAGAATATGAAGCAATACTAGGAAGAATAAAGGAGTTGCATGAAATCGACAACAATAATTAACCAGCTTGCTTTTGAAGTATGGGATAGTATAAATGAGTATCAGTTAGCTAAGTTTTCATTCTTACAATCAGTCGCTAAAACAGCAGACGACATGGGAATGAGTCAAGCTGAAGCATCTGACCTATATAAATCATACGAAAGAAAGTTAAAAAGCGAAGAAAACTCAAAGGAGTTAGGAGTGATAGCATGAGTGTGAACTACACAGAAGAACAAGTAGAGCTTATGAAAACAAAATATGGCAGTAATCCTACTAGGCAAACAGTAGAAGAACTAGCTGAAGAATTAAATAAAAGTGTAAAATCTGTAATAGGTAAGCTATCAAGAGAGGGAGTTTACCAAAAATCAGTATATAAAACTAAGACTGGAGAAAGTCCAATAACTAAAAAAGAAATAGTAGAGGGTATAGCAAAGGCACTTGGTATTAGCTATCAGGATATCGCTGGACTTGAGAAATCTCCCAAAGCTGATTTGAAAGTCTTAGTAGCAACACTAACACAAGAGGAGGCACAATGACTTCTGCTTGGTCAAAAAGATTTGCAAAGGTAATACCGACTAACCAAAAGCTAGTGGAAATAGTAGCAAAACGAGGACATTACTTCAAAGTAGTTGATATGCCTCGACCACTAAAAGCACTCAATGGTAAAGTAGGAATTACACTAGAAGATGAAGATGGTTTTCGATTTACTACAGAAAGTAGAAATGTGAAGATTATCCAAGACTCTTATTATGCCAAATAAATTTAAACTCTGTAGCGGGGTTTGCAACGAACTCGAAACTCTTAACGGGGTCGCTACGGGGTTGATAACCCAGTAATAAAACTAAGTAGTAAAACTAGATATAAACTAGAGAATAATCATCAACCTAAGCATAAAATTTGGTATAACTTTATGTAATACTTCAATAAAAATATCGGAAAATCAGAGAAAATTTGGGCGAATTTGTAGTAAATTGTGGAATAAATGGAAAAACGAATTGCAACTTTGATTGGTTTTTATTGGTCACAGTTAATTAACTTAAGTTGCATCGTTGTCTTCCTTGCTACTAACGACAACTTCGAAGGTAAGCTCTTTCGCTTACGCTACAGAGCTCTTCTTCACACGAAGTGTCATTAAGCAAGGTCATCAAGAGAGATGATGAATTGTAGATTGTTGTGATTAACTGTTATTTTTAATATAAATATTATACCATGACTTTATCAAAAACGCAAGAAATTTTTTTCTCAGGTTATGAAACGCTGAGTTTCGACACCTTAGTTAAATGATAAAATATTTTATTTTTGCTTATGTGGAATGTTTTGAGATGTCAAGGAATAAGTCTATCCTTCCTCTTTGCCTCTAAAGCTAGTGATTTTATCCTGCTTAATTCCTTTTGATTGCGTCTTCGCGCAGCGTTTTTCAACCTCTGCCTCTTGGCACTCGGCTTTTCGTAACTCTGACGCTTACGAACTTCGAGTACAATTCCAGCGTTATCACATTTTCTTTTGAATATACGCAACGCTCTGTGAGTAGGCATATTTTTGCAATCAATCGATGGCATTGTCTCTCCTAGTGTGAAAAGTCCACCCTCTTTTTCTTAGGTAGTGGACTTGTGATTGAATTGACTGTAATGAACGCCCAGGAAATAATAGCAACAACTGTTTTGTTTCAACAGCATTGTAAAATTTTTTGAGTCTGTGCTTCTCAGGCGTAGTCCATTGTTTAGTCATTTTGTGTGTTTACCATTTCCTTTGTTATTTCCAGAGTCATACTCTGTTAATGCTTTGAAGTATTCCCTTCTTTTTACATTGACTTTATACCAAAAGATGTTCATACCTCTTGGATTTGAGTGTTCTCCTATCATCGCTATGATGCATAAAAATAGTGTTGTAAATAATATAAATTCCATCTTATTATATAATGTTTTCTAGTGCGAAGTCAAGAAATAAAAAAGGGGAGACTGAAAAGCCTCCCCTCTATTCGTAATTGGTATTACGCAGCCCAAGATGTTCCACGATAAGTACCTGACTTCATAGTTGAAGTTTCAGTAGCTTCAGTAGTAAATTTAGTACCTCTGTAGATACCATCAAACTGAGCTTTCTTATCAAGGATTACATTTTGGGGAGTGACTTTAATGCCTCTGTAAAACATATTTCCTCCAGTTTACATTCGATTTCGTACTCACGGATAAATCCGCTAACCCTTCTCATGCGTTCCTTCGGATAAAGTTCGGTCTCGTTCGGCTGTTGCCTACTTGCTAACCCTTCTTAAAAGAAGGAGGTTTTCCCTTTACCTACTTCCGTCTTACATGGTAAGATGAACGAATTGATATTTCTATCAATTTAATATATTATAACAAAAACAGACCTTGAAGTCAAGAACTATTTTTACCATGTGTTGATACATTTCTTGACCTTGCACTTATATTTTGGTATAATATATCTTATGAATGAAATAGATTATGCGTACATAGTATGGCTAGGGATTGCTGTTTGGGGCGCTTATAAAATAGGCAAACGAGAAGGGATTTCAGCTACGCTAGATTACATGAAAGAGAATAAACATATTGACTTTGAGGACTAACTTAAAAATAGTTCTTGACTTTTTGGTATGTTTTTGATATAATATAATTATCGGGAGTATTATAGTAATACCTCGATATTTGGTGTATCTACCGACTTGGAGATACAAAGTGTTTAACAAATCGTGAACATTTGGAGGAATAATTATGACGATTGATTTTAGCAAAATTTGGCTAGGTATGGAAAACGACTGGTATATGAAGAACTCAGATACCTCATACCCTAGATATAACATAGTCGAAAATACAGTAGCAGGCAGTTTTCGTTTAGAGATTGCTGTGCCAGGCTGGCAACAAGAAGAACTAGAGTTAATTCAGGATAAAACTGAATTACTCGTAAGAGGGAAAAAAGAACAAAAACTATCCCAAGAAGAGCAGTTTGTTCATCAGGGATTAAGTCTCAAGTCTTTTGAACGAAAGTTCATTATTAATGCCGACATTCAAGTAGACGATGTCGAATTAGCAAATGGCTTATTGACAATCGCCTTGTCTAGAACTCCGAATTCCACACGAAAGATTTTGGAGATAAATAGTGGAAACAATAGCAACTAAGCTAAGACAGGGTGTAAGAAAATTGTATGATTTTGAAAAACAAGAAGTGGAAAATAAAATGCCATTTACATTAATGATGTGTATATTAGCATTTCTGCTTTGGGGAACAACTTCAATTTAATACACTATGGAAATTAGTAAAAAAGCAGTTGAAAAACTACAAGAGCGAACTGCCACAGCAAATGCCTGTGGCGTTCGTCTCTTTTTAACTCAATTTGGTTGTAGTGGATATAAGTATGATTTAAAGTTAGAATATAAAAAACCAACTTTAAATGATATTGTATATCAAAAAATACTGTATGTTCATTCAAAGAACGAACCTTTTTTATCACAAACCAAAATGGGTTGGGTAGAAGATAAGTTTGGAGAAGAATTTACATTTACAAATCCTCTTGAAACAGCTAGATGTGGTTGTGGAGAGAGTTTTTACATAGGATTAAATAATGATTAAAATTTATGGTAAAGAGGATTGTCCCTTTTGCGATAAAGCTAAGCAGTTGTGTAGTAGTAAAGATATAGACTTTAGTTATTATCAACTTGGAGTAGATTATAGCATAAGTGAACTCATGCAGTTGGCTCCAACTGCTAGAACAATGCCTCAGATATTTAAACAATACAACGAAGATGATGCAGTAGAACCTGACTCATCTCTCTTACATATAGGTGGATATGCCGAACTCGAAAGATTTATTAAATGATATGAAGAAGCACACACTTGATGGAGTACCTTATTACCCTAGAGATGAATTACCTTCAGCAGTAGATGATGCCGCTGATGTCATGTCTAAGTACAAAAAAGCAGAAAGTGAGCATGAAGCCAGAATGAAGAAGTATCGAAAGATATGGAGAAAACAAGGTTGCTTACATTGGAGAAAAAATGAAGATAAGTAAAGAAGGTATAGCCTTAATTAAAAAGTTTGAAGGAATAGAGTTAGAAGCCTATCAAGACTCAGTTGGAGTATGGACTATTGGATATGGTCATACAAAAGGAGTCAAAGAAGGGGATAATATCTCTCTGAAAAAAGCAGAAGAAATGCTTGAAGAAGAACTTGTAGAGTATGAAGGTTATATCAATAATATGGTAGAGTTAGGATTAGAACAAAATCAATTTGATGCGCTAGTTGCATGGGTATATAATCTCGGACCAACTAATCTTCGTGAGTCTACTTTACTAAAAGTTTTAAATCAAGGACTTTTTGACGAAGTTCCATTTGAAATTAAAAGATGGAACAAAGCAGGAGGTCAAGTATTAAATGGTCTAGTGCGAAGAAGAGAAGCAGAAGCTTTATTATTTCAAGGAAAAGCTTGGGAAGATGTATAAACTAAAGTTAGACTCTACTTTATTAATGAAAGCCGCTGCGCATGCCAGTGAGAGAGGTATGAGTTTGGAAGAGTATTTAGAAGAATTTACACAAATGCTCGGACAAAAAATAAGAGAAGAAAACGCAGATATAAAAGCAGATTTAATCCTGACTAAACAACAATTAAATGAAAAGGGATAGGAACTTGAAAACAGCTTTAGCAACTTTTGGATTTTTTTACTTAGTAATAACAATCTATGAGTTTTTACAATTTATAGGATAATGTACGAAATGAGCGTTATAGTTTTGCTGGATACAGCATTACAGATTTTTATAGCGATAGCAGTTGTTAGTTTAATAACTGCTTTTGTAGTATATGGACTAAGTGGTCGATTTACTTTCTTTAAATTTAAAAAGAAAAAGGGAGATAGAGATGGCGGCTGGTAATGTTCTTTGTTTGGTTAAATGTAGTTATAATAGTTGGACTTATAGTATTTAAACTCTATATGAACTATAGAATAGAAAGAAATATGAAAAGATATCTGAGATATCTAAAACACAAACGAAAACAAAGAGAGAATATATGAAAACAGTTTTACTTATAATTATTCTTGTAATAAGTAAAGTATTATTAAAAGCTATCGCCCCATATACAAATAGGGCTTTAAATGATAAAACTAAAGAGGTTTTCAAGCCTCTAATAGAGTATATAGACTATTGTAGGATTTGGTGGAAATGACAGATAATATCAACCCTGACCACTACAAGTCTGGCGATATAGAATGTATTGAAGCAATAAAAGCTTCATTAAATGAGCAACAGTTTAAAGGATACTTAAAAGCAAGTATAATAAAGTATCTATGGAGATACGAAAAGAAGAACGGCTTAGAAGATTTACAGAAAGCCGACTGGTTTTTACAACGATTAATAAAAGAGGAA